GCTTTGCCGCAGCGGGTGCCACGCCCGTGCGCGGGGAATCTGCCGCAAGCACCTTGTCCCGAGAACTCTTGTCTCCTGTTGCTGGCGACATTACGCCCATTGCTTCAGGTCTACTCAAACAACGCAGAGAAATCGCAGCCGCTAAGAGGCAAGAAGAGCGCCAGTTAAAACTTGCCGCGTTGCAGAACGTACAGAGGAGGCAAGAACAGGATTTTGAAAGGGCGGCGGGTGTTGAAAGGGCGGCACAACAAGCTGCTTTGCAACGGCAAAACGTGACCGAGACGCTCTCCAACGATTATACAGTTGACGGCAAAAGTGTTCCGGTAATTGTTAGAAAAGATAGTACGGGAAAGATAACCGGGATTTTCGACAGCAGCGGGCAGGAGTCTATTGACTATTCAAGGTTGAAAATTTGGAGAAAACCTCCAACTTCTGTGAAGCCTATAACTTCGTGGGTAAAGGACGCTCAGGTTAAGAGCGAAGGCGGTAAGTGGGTCGATGCACCTGGGGCACTTCGGATTGCGGATGCAACAGGGGAAAATTCAAGGGTGATACTTAACAATCTAACGTTAGACTTTGACCCAGAGTCTCCAACCTACAACGCAAGGATCGTTGAAAAAGGTTCGGATCAGTCCGCGTTTTATCCCCCTAAGTCTAAGTCTGTTTTTCTCAACAAGTCTGCTGTCGATCTCTATGGCCTTCCCCAAAAGTTGGTGGGGCAGCAAGCTACTTTTAGGGAGTACCTAGTTAAGCCAGATCTGGCGGGTCCTGACTCAAAGTCTATTAAAGAGCTTGTAGTTGCCGGTAAATCATTCGTCTTCAACCAGCATTCCGGTTACGATCCAGAGACTGGAAACATTACTGTCAAGCGAGGTCCAAACGAGATACCTGTGACCTATGAGGCAACCCAGCTATTTAGGGAAGAGGACCCCAAGGCGTTCACTGGTGCAGGTGAAATTACAGTTCCGTCTGACCCGGACAAGTTGAAAAAAATCAACAATATCCCAGGTCTTGGAGGGGTTAAAGCTGGCGATTCATTAAAAGTTGAACGCAACTCACAGGGAAAAATACAAATCCGGCGCGGACGAGTCACTATTGAATTGGACGACGCACAAAATGAACTGTTTCAAACGCGACCACTTTCTGAGGCGGAAAAAATTCAAGCGGGTCAAACGGTTGAACCTAGAACCGAATTTGTCAATACAAGCAACCGCTCTCTTACGGTTGGTAAACAAACGGTTGGCCCGGGTCAGGTTGGTCACTTTAGTAAAACAGAAATAAATAGCCCCGCGTTTCGAAATGTTTCTACTTCTTTCCGGGCAACCGGACCTGTGTCCACTGACACGGTGACTTATATGTTCACAGGCGATAAACCTGTGACGATTGACGGTGTTGAATATGCTCCAGGGGACGAAGGTCGTTTCAATCCCCAAAAATTCGATACTTTTCCCGAAACGACCCGAAAGAATTTTACAACGGATACAGCGTTGCGGTCAGCGCAGGTCAAAAAGAATTATTTTAGAGCCCTTTGGGACGACGTAACTGGACGAGAGGGCTTGCAACCACGGAAAATAACAGAACAAAACTTAGCGGCACTTTTAGGAATGTTCCCCGCTGGTATGCGTTCCGGGGGCAAAAACCTTCGTGAAGAAATTTTTGAGATGATTAAGTTTGGGGCAAACGCGAATCAAGGTGCAGTGCCCACGCCCTCTTCTGCGGCGGCGTCTAGTGAAGCGGAAAGCTACTCCTCTTCAGTGGCAGAACAATTGAATAGCGCCAAAGAACGCTACGATAAGTTTGTTGCCAAAGGCGCGTTGGCAGAGGTGCCATGGGAAACTTTAAGTTTTGAACGCAGACGGGCTTTCGCGGATCTTCCCAAAACGGTCCAGTTATCAAAAGTAGCCGGGGCTTGGGAAAAGTCTGAGAATCGTCTGGCTAAAGATAAAGCTGCAATTGCACCCGTAAAGGCAGAAGATGCCGCCGCGTTCTCCTCTGCGATAGAACTCTTGATTCTTGCAAGACACCTGCGGGATGGTCAAGAAATGGACAACACAGGTCGGTTTTTTGGTTTTACTGGAAGTTTAGGGGCAAATACCTTTGCGGATATTGAACCTTTAACCTCGGGTGGTTCTCAACGTTTGCAGCAAATAATAAACCGCATGAAGGCTAGTTACGCTACTTTGTCGGAGGTAGAGGGCGGCGGCAGAGATTCTGTCTTTAGGCAAAAGTTGCAAGCGGAACTTATTCCGTCCTTTACAAAAGCAGAAAAACTTAATCGGGATAATTTGAGCAGCATGATTAACCGGTTAGAAACTAATATAAGAAGCACTTTTAACCAAGAAATACAGACTTCTAATGTAATTCCTAAAACGTTCGAGATAATGGCTAAAGAGGCCGGTATAACGGGCGTTTCTGTAAATCCAAAACGGTATCGGTGGCTTGACCCGAACTTTCAAGAAAGTCCTCCGGTTACTCGTCAGAGAGTAATGGAGGGGATTAACATGGTGCCCTTTGAGTTTACGGACGCGCAGGATTTACGGACTGGAAGATTACTTCCTCCCATTCCGGGTACGCCGGGTAGAAGGTTTGTAAAAATTAAAACTCTAAATAATGGAGAGGTTCTTATACAAGAAGCAAGAAGTGATGGTAGACCTGATCCACAGTCTCCTACACTTATCTTGAATAGCGAAATGAGAACGAGGTTGCAGTAATGGCTGATCCTACACCACAGGTTTTTTTTCCAAGCTGGAACCCCCAAGACCAAAGCGAGGCGGCTCCTGATACGGAGAAAGAACCGCCTATCCAAGGCATATACGTGGATTCTGAAGAGCCGGAGACTGCCGGGGCTCCGGATGCTTTCTCTAGTTTGTATGCTCCTGAGTTTTACAGGGGCTTGATTGACGCAGCCACATTTCTGGTGGACATACCCACAATGGGTGCGGGCTATGCTTTAGGAAAGGGAGCCGAGGCGCTAGGTTTTGACGAAACCGCCAAAAAATTCAAAAACCCTATTCTTTTAAGTGATGTTGTTAAGGGTGGTTTTGAAGCTCCGGCAAGAATTGAGGAAGCCATAACAGGAGAGGCCCCTGTATATACCGCCGGGTTTGACGCAACTCCCAGAAAAGCCAGAAACCCACGGGAGCGTTTCTTTCGAGATATTGCGTATATATCGGGCGGAGGTGTTTCTTTCCCTACTGCCTTGGGCGCTGTTTACGGCACCTTGAGAGCGCCAGTGTCGAAACTTTTGTCGGATGCTGCGGGGCGCGGCGTCAACAGCGAGGCGGCCAGAAGAGCTATAGATGCGGCGGTTAAAACTAAAGATCCAAACGCTCTCAAAGCTTTGAGTGACTCGGCGCGTCAATATGCTGCACGGTTCACATCTGGTCTGGGAACCCGCACCAGTCGCACTCTTGCTGGTGAACAAACATTAGCTACCGCTGCGGGTCTTGGGTATGCCGCCCCTGAATTAGGTGCCGACGACGACGGAAAAATAATGATGGACATAGGTGAGGGTGAAGTAGACGTGGCCCCCACTCTAAAAATACTTTCTTCTATGGGCTTGCCTATTGCCTTAGCTCACACACCATCCGGAATTGCGCTCGGGGGTGGAGACAAAGTTCTAGATCTCTTACGCTATGTGAGAAACAAATCCCAAGTTTTTGCGAAGTCCTTGTTGGGTGGATTTACTGAGTCAGGCCGCAAGGACATGGCGGCAAGAATTTTTAACCAAATGGAATCAGAGCCAGGAGTTTTAGAAAATGTCCTGTTGCCCGCTATTGAAGCGGGGCAGTTCAGAACGCCCGGAAACGCAACGCCCATAAAAATACTGGAAGACGGCACGGTTGTTCCTGAGTATGGCGGCATAAGCCCGGACACCGTCCAGGCTTTAAAAATTCTAGGGTATGACGATACTCGCTTGGCTATGCTGGACCAATCCCTCCGGGGACGCGGCACCAATCTACAAGTCCGACTTGAAGAAGAGGCGCGTCGAGCCAAACTTTTGGATGACAGTTTTGAGCTATTGAGATCTCATCTTGGTTCTGGAGACGAGGCCGCTGCGTATCGGGCAATAGAAAAAGCTCGAAACAATTTGGACGACGAGGCTTTAGACGCAGTAGAAACTGCGGTTGCCCGTGCTCGTGACGTGTTTGAAGCTTTGGAACCATCTATAGGACGCGCAGAGGCTTCTAAAGCTGCGGTAGACATGTTGGAATCGGCTCGTTTAGAGAGCAGAGAAGTAACCAGAAAGCTGTTCGATAAAGAACTTATCGGAACGGAGTATGTTGACACCCGGCAGTTTGGTGATTGGGCCATTTCGGTTATCCGGGAGATGGGGGAACGAAACCTGCCGGTGATGTCGGGGATGGGAGATTTTTATAAATTAGCAGGAAAAAAACGTCTTCAAGAAGCGGGTTTGCTGCCGTCAGGAAAACCAATTACTGACGCGGACTTAGGCGGTGTAAAAGGCACAGGGGATGAGCTTTTAAGAGCGGATGAAATTCCAGATCAAGGGCTTTACGACATTTTCGGTGACGCAGGAACTATTTATGCCGAACCTGTCAGGATCGAAACGGTACAGAACTTCAGAAGCGAGATAGGCGATAAAGCTCGGGCCGCTTACAAAGCGGGTAATGCTAAACTCGGTAAACGATTTAGTCTTATAATAGACTACATCGACAATGAAATTTTGGCGGCAAAAAACTTTGAAGGCAAGGTAGCACCGGAAAACATCCGAAACATAGAAGTTGGTCGCCAGTATGTTTTGGATGCCAAGGCTCGTTTTGGTCCTAACTCTGAGATTGGCAAGCTTCTCTTTAAAGGCGATGACATAGTTGATGAAGGGTTTTTGAACCGCCTCATTAAAGCAGGACCGGAGTCCGGTGCCCGCGTAGAATTGTTCCGTAACGCTTTAAATGAGCCCCAGCAGGTTGTGCAAGGCAGCGATGTAACTTGGCAAAGAGATCCAGCAGCGTCCCTTACCGCAGGCGACAACCCAAATGTCATCGAAGCAGAATTACTTCTAAGGTACACAGAAGGTTTGGCGGGTGGGGCCGTAACCCAGAAAAATGTTGACCGGTTCGTTACTAAATACGGTGAGGCCATAGATAAAATTCCGGGTTTGCGAGAAAAATTCAACGATCTAAAAGCTGTTCAAGCGGCTGCGGACGCGATGACTTCCAAGTTGACAGTACCGAACAGAGAAACAGTTCTCTCGGCAATTCGCGAAGGTGCTACGCTTGACGACATAGCGAACGCTCGGCGTATTCTTCGTGAAAACTTTGAGGACCGGCAGTTAGCCAACACTGCCTCGGAATATTTGGACGCAGATGTAAACCAAGCAGCTTCCGCTTTTATTAACGCGGACCCGGAAAACGCGGGACGCAGGGCTAACGAAATTGATGCGCTGTTAGCAAAAGATGAAACAGGGCAAGCCGCCCGTGGTTTCCGGGCTGCGCTGTGGCGGTCTTTGAGAGAAAGTTCACGCAGAGTTGGCCCTGATGGCGAAGCCCTACCCGGCGTCGACTCCAGAAAACTTGCAAACACAGTAGAGAAAAACCGCCCGTATCTAGAGAAATTCTACGACAAGTCTTCCATGGAATTTTTGGATGAGCTTGTTAAGGGAGGACCTTTGCAGACTACCGGAACCGGTGTACCTACGGCGGGAAGTCCTAGAGATGTTATGCGGGCAGAATTCGGAACAGTCGAAGCAGTGGGTGCCATAGGTAGGACCGCCGGTCAGAAAATATTTGGAGTAATCGGCATAAATCCGCTTGTCGCTACCGGAATGGGGCGAAGAATTGCCGCCTATACTTTTACCAGATTAGGTGAAGAAGCAATTATGAAAAATGTTGAAGACGCGCTTCGAGATCCGGAAAAAGCGGCGGTGTTGATTCGTAGATACAAAAACCTCGACAAGTTTGAGCCCCCCGAAAAAGTCAAAAGGATGGCTGAAGAAGCAGTAGACGATCTCGGTAAATTTGCTGGAGATACCGCTCTGGGGGCACTTTCGACTGCAAAGGACAGATTATCAAGAGCGGCTGGTTTCGCAGGTAAGTATCTCCAAGGCCACAGCAAAGAGGCTGTAGAAAGAGCCGTGAGGTTTGGGCTCATTCCTGCACAGGCCGAAAGCCGCCGGATGACCCTTGAGGAAGATTATAAATACGGCCCCCCGTTTGTTTACGAAGACAACCGTATTCGTTACGCAATAGAGAACAACCCTGATTACACTGAAGCACCCCCTCCCCCGCCGCAAAGGCCCATAACGGCTCCTGCAAATTACCCCCCAGGAAGAGGTCCAATCCCGGCATCCGGACTTAGTCAGATCAGCCCGGTGCCTGCACGTCCCCCGGGACCGGCTTCTCCAAGCACCGTGTCCCGAATGAACGAACTTGGAATTCCCTTGTTTAACCCTCAAGGATTCAATCACGGCGGCTATGCGGATAAGAACTCAGGAATCATGTCCATTAAATGCAAACCTCAGCAGATAGTCGGATGATCCTGACCGAGCACTTCACCCTTGAAGAATTGACAAAGTCCGATACGGCCAGTCGCAAGGGCATAGAAAACGAACCCGGCGCAGAGGCTATCCGTAATTTGATTGCCGTCAGTACTATGATATTGGAGAAGGTCCGCAACCATTACGGAATACCGTTCTCCCCCAATAGCGGGTTTCGCTGTTTAGAACTCAACCGTGAAATTGGGTCTTCCGACAAATCCCAGCACGTCGAAGGAAAAGCCGTAGACTTTGAAGTCCCCGGAATTGACAACAAAGAGGTCGCGCTATGGGTCAAGGAGAACTGTAACTTTGACCAACTTATTCTGGAATTTTACAAAGAAGGGGACCCTCACAGCGGATGGGTCCATTGCAGTTACGACATAGACAAAGATCCGCAGAGGATGAAGGCCAACATTTTTGACGGTAAGACGTGGCGCGAACTCGTTTAATCCCAGCGTGTAGGGTACTCGCACAGAAGCAAACAATTCGACTCTTTCTTAATAGTTTTTTCTAGGGTTTCGACGCGCTTCTCCAAGGAGCGGCGTTCATGCGTTGACCAGACACTGCTAGCGCCCCCAACTAAAGCGGAGGCGAGGGGAGTGCATCCGATTAACGGGACAAATAAAGAAAAGACGACTGCTTTTGATATCATCGTCTAAACCCCCCAACGCTGTCTTCCTCAAGACCACTCAAGGTTTTTCCTAATACAGCCGTGTCTATATAATCTTGAATATCTTCTACATGCTCCTCGTCTGTTGATCCGATATTTAAATCGTGTGTGTTTACATGGTGCCATCCAGGCACCGTTATCCTTATTCTGTAACCCTTCCAGTTAAATTCCCGCATACCCCGGAAATGTGTGCGAACAACACTTCCTGTTTTCCTAATATGTGTTTTCACAATGTGAAATATTTTTTTCTTCTTGCCTCTGTCGTTTACATATAAATCACGGTCTTTGAAAAAATATGGTGTGCGTAAGATGTTAACGCTAAATACGGCGGCTAACCGGCCCTTGTACGCTTTCACCTTTATCATTGAACTGGAGGCGGCTATTTGAGCATTTGCGGTTTCGATAAAAATTGACGCTAGAAATGGTCGCACGTCTTCGCCGTGTTCTTTAGCCCAGCCTTCAAAAAATTCTGGGACTCCCCACCTCCTTTGCGGAACGGTAAATGTAGATCCTCTACCCTTACCTTTTTTCCCCCGGATCGTAATGTTTTTGTTTTCAAGAACCTTTAGTATATGGACCTCTCCGCTAGGAGAAACATTGAGGGCAAATTCAGTCGGAGCGCCACGTTTCATTCCATTTTTCTTCGATCCATGAAACGTGTCCCAGTATACGGTGCAACAATAGACATCCCCGCTATTGACAGGCTGCACAGTAGTCGGTGCTCTATCCGAGCGGTATTTATTAAAATAGACCGCAAAAGGAACGTGGAATCTCTTTTCCTTATCTATCTTCACCTGTTGGGAGCGACTGCCGTGCAGCACCATTCCAAAGGAGGGGCGAAGTTCAAGCCATCGTGGTTCTAGAACGTCGCATTCATACCCTTCAACCTTCCTCTCCGGTAATATATATGCGCCGAGTTGTGAGTATAAGTCATATGCATCTTTATCCCCGCGCTTCATACGCTTGAGGATGACAAAATACCTGCCAAGTTGATCTAGTATGGTATGGCGAAAATAGAATTCCCCGTACTCGTCCTGCTCTGCGGCTGGCGCAACCTTAGAGATTACCTTGGCTGGCGCAACCTCAGAGGTTTCCACTCCGAGGGAAGGTTCGAAATAGGTTGTTATTAGCAGCCAATATTTTCTAATCCGCTGCATTGCCGATTGTTGAAAGGCAACCACACCCGCTACTTTAACCATTCTCTGACATCCTCACCAAGCACCGTGTCTGCAATTTTAATTTTGTTCCGCAAGGCATCTACAATCTTTTCGTCTATGGTCTTGGGCGATATCAGATCAATGTAAGTCACGTTGTTCTTCTGACCTATGCGGTGGGCGCGGTCTTCTGACTGCAACCGTAGCTCTAAATCATAGCTGTTGGAGAAATAAATCACCGTGTTTGCAGCGGTCAGAGTCAATCCGTATCCGCCGGTTTTAGGGTGCCCCACGATGAAACGTAATTCGGAATGCCGGTCTTGGAAAGATTCCACGACCTTCTGGCGTTCTGAATCAGGAGTTTCACCGTGGAGCGTTGCAACCGCTTGTACGCTAAAGCGGTCGCGCAGGGCCTCAGCAATAGCGCGAATGTCCCGGGACCATGTCGCCCATATAATTGCCTTGCCCTGTATCTCATCTGCAATGGTGAGGAGTTCGCCCAGTCTGTTGGATTTGACCGGGTGCGTTTCACCTTCATCGTCTGTCAAGTGACCCAGACAGATTTGTTGTAGGCGCATTATCTGCGTCAAAACATTCTGGGTTGTCGCAAGTTCTCCGCTTTCCAAGCGGGCTAGCGCCAAGTGTTTCATTTGTGTGTAAGCGTCCGATTGTTCTTTCGTCAGTTCGACCGAACGGCGTACATACACCTTCTCCGGAAGATCTAAACATTCTTCCTTGCGAACGCGGTAGGAAAAGTTTTGTAGTTTTTCGGTGAGTTCGTCCAGCCTGCGGAATCCTAAGATCTGGTTAAACGAGTGTGCGCCCATGGACCTGCGTTGCACCACGGCATACCGGCCTTGGAACGCATAGTAACTCCGGAAGCCTAGAATTTCCGGGGAGAGAAAATCCATCTGACTGTACAAGTCCATGGGAGATTTGGTGACCGGTGAGCCCGTTAGAATGCGCTTGGTTACCGCACCACGGCCCACGTCACACACGGCCTGTGTCCTTTTTGCGCGCCTGTTCTTTATTGTAGTGGACTCGTCTACAACCATGCAGGTCTTGAATTTTTTTACAAAAAACTCCGCAACATCAACACCCTTTTTGGTAGAAAACGCCTCAATATTCATTAACAGAAACTTCAGTCTCCCAGCAGATTGTGATAAATCAGTAAGCTCTTTTCGTTTTGCTTTGGTTAGGCTGGGTTTCCATAAAACCACTTCGCGGTCTATCCGGTCAGGGAGGTGTGTCGAGATCTCGCCAATCCAGTTTGCAATGACGCCTTTGGGAGCAACAATGACCGCCAGATTAATTTTCCCGCTCTCATAATTGTATCCAATTGTATCAATGCAAACCTTTGTTTTTCCTGTACCCATGTCCATAAGGAGGGCGTAATTCTCCGTGTCGCAACTGGCGTCGAACGCCTCCCGTTGGTGATCGTATGGAGTGGTCTTGAAATTAAATTCGGGCATAGGTAAGATTTCTCTTGCATCGTCTGCGTAATACCCATATAAACAAATTCGACGGTCAAGTCAACCGCCGATGAACGAACAAGGAGCAAGGATGAACGATTTACTATCTCAAATGGCATCTGATTCCGGTACAAGCACCGATCAGATAGACCAACTGGAAGAAGGCAAGCTCGACGCAGTGGCGCGTCTGGCGAACGAAGCCGCCGAGTTGGAAAGGAAATTGGCCGAAGCCGAGCGTCAGGCCAAGGACGCTAAAAAGGCTCTTCATAAGATTACTGACGAGCAATTGCCCGAGGCCCTGGAAGTCATGGGCCTCGAAAAGTTTACTTTGCGAGACGGCAGCGAAATTGCAGTCAAGCCGATCTTTGCTGCGTCCATTCCAAAAGACCGCAGGCAAGAAGCATTTCAATGGCTGCGCGACCACGATTTCGGAGACATTGTTAAAAACAACGTGACCGTAACGTTCGGTCGCGGAGAGGACGATGTTGCAAGAGAGTTCGTGGATTTGTGTGGGTCACAAGGATTCGTTCCCAACCAACTTGAAAAGGTTGAGCCAATGACGCTCAAAGCATGGTTGCGGGAGCGGGTAGAAGCGGGCGACTCCATCCCGCTAGATTTATTTGGAGCTTTTATTTCACAACGAGCAACGATCAAGAGGAAGAAATAAGATGGCTAGAGCAGTAGCAAAAAAGAAGACCGCAGAAGTTGTGGTTATGTCGGAGGACATGTTCGCCGCCGACGCGGGCGTTGGCGTCAACGATCTGAGTTCTGAGGACCTTGCAATTCCGTTTCTGAAGGTTTTGCAGAAGATGTCCGACGAATTGGACGATCTGGAAGACGCCAAGGCCGGTGACATTTATAACACCGTCACCAAGGATGTCGTGAAGGGCAAGGACGGCGTCAAAGTTATAAACTGCGCGTACAACCTCCAGTACATTGAGTGGGAGCCCCGGGGCACCGGGTCTGGCGCACCTCACCAGATCTACGGTGCTGGTGACACCATTCCCCAAACGGAAAGGGGAGAAGACAACAAAGATTACGTTGTCGGAGGCAATGGCCGTTACCTTGAGCGCACGGCGCAGCATTACGTCTTGATTGTAGACGAAGACGGAATCACGCAGCAGGCTTTGCTGCCCATGAAATCGACGCAGTTCAAAAAGTCGAAGCAGTGGAACTCAGCCATGCGTAGCTTGAAGATGAAAGACCAGAAGGGGAATCTGTTTACTCCCCCGAGATTTGCTCACACGTGGTTGCTGGAAACCGTTTCCGAGGAAAATAAAAACGGAAGTTGGCACGGTTGGCAAATTAGCAAAGACGACGTGGTCAGTGATCCGTTGATCTACGCAGAGGCGAAGCTGTTTGCGGAGAGCATCCAATCGGGTCAGGTCAATGTTCGTCATCAGCGTGACGATGAAAAAGACTCGACCGACGATGAAGAAACGCCGTTTTAGGCGGAGCAGGGGGAGGGGATGGCTCTCCCCCGTTTTCCATGCAGGAGCACGTAAATAGATTCGCACGGCTGTTCCGTGGATTGAACCGGGCCTACGGTGCCCTCGACCTCACCAACAAGGATGCGCGGGGGAAGGTCAAAGGCAAATACAAATTTATCCACGAACCACGGACCGCCGATACATTTGAATCCCACCTGAGCGGTGAGACGAGCATTGGTGTTGTGCCAATCAACGAGGAGAATTTATGCCGGTGGGGTGCAATTGACGTTGACCAGTACCCCCTGGACCACACACAGATAATTTCCACGATCAAAAAGCTGGACCTCCCAATGGTGGTTTGCAGAAGCAAATCGGGCGGGGCGCATATTTATTTGTTTTTCAATGAGTTAGTAGAGGCCGAAAAGGTCCAGCTTAAACTAAAAGAGATTGCATCCGAGATAGGGTTTGGCGGCTGCGAGATTTTCCCCAAGCAGATAAAGCTGGTTTTGGAGCGCGGAGACAACGGCAACTTTCTGAACTTGCCGTATTTCGACCAAGAGAACGGCTTGCGGTACGCCGTCAAGGAAGATGGAAGCGCGGCTACCCTGGACGAGTTTCTCGACCTCGCGGAAGCTTCCGCCATCAGCGAACAGGATTTAGACGAGCTTTTAAGCGTTGAGGTTCCGGAGGTCGATCAGAGACTCAAGGACGGCCCTCCTTGCTTACAGGCTCTGATGAGGCAGGGCTTTCCACAAGGCACACGGAACAACGGTTTGTTTAACCTGGGCGTGTACCTCCGCAAAGCTTACCCAGATGAGTGGGAAACGAAGATCCTCGACTACAACCAGACAATCATGCAGCCAGCCCTAGACCTGAAAGAGGTCAACGTAGTTGCGGATCAGGTGAAGAAAAAAGATTATCAGTACAAGTGTGCCGACCAGCCAATCTGCAATTTTTGCAACCGGGATCTGTGCCGTAGCCGCAAGCACGGCGTTGGCGGTGGAGCGAACACGCCTAGCGTTGCGAACCTGCGAAAATACGATTCCGAGCCGCCGCTCTGGTTCCTCGACGTGAACGGGAGCCCGGTCGAACTGGATACCGAGGGGCTGCAAAAGCAACCACGCTTTCAGATCCTCTGCATGGAGCAGATCAATTTTATGCCGCGAACGATCACCCGGCAGGCATGGGAAGCGCAGATGAACAACCTTCTGAGTCAAATGCTAGACACTGAAGGGGCGGTGATATCGACCTCCGACGACACGTCCTTGCGCGGTCAGTTCTACGATATGTTGGAGGAATTTTCGACGCACATGCAGTCCGCGCTCGACAAAGAGGAGATGTTGCTTCGTCGCCCATGGACCGACGAGGAGCAGGGACGAACATACTTCCGGCTTAAAGATTTTGAGGCTTTTCTGAAAAGAAACAAATTCTTTGAGTATAAGAGCAACAAAATCGCGCAACGCCTTCGCGACATTGACGGCAAGTCCGAGCAATTCCGTATAAAAGGCCGGGTGGTGCGTTGTTGGTCTATACCAGCGTTTGCCAAGGTAACCGAGGAATTTGAATCCCGGTTTGAGGACGAGGAGGAGGTTCCGTTTTGAGCAATGCACCACAGAACTGGAGTGTGATTCTTCGGGAGTTGCGAACGCAGGCCGGAATTTCGCAAGCGGAGTTAGCCTACAGGGCGTCCATGAGCCAGAGGACTGTCGCGGAGTACGAAAACATCAACGTTCCCAGACAGTTATCCATATACAAAGTTGAAACAATCCTAGCCGCGTTGGGTTACGAACTCGACGCCATAAAGGTATCCGACAATGTTTAGATATTTTGGGCCTCCCGGAACCGGGAAAACCACCACGCTCCTGAATCAAGTCGATGCCCTGCTAGCAGGAGGCATGGCTCCGAACGAAATTGGCTATTTTGCTTTTACGCGGAAAGCGGCCCACGAAGCACGTGACCGTGCTGTCGCTAGATTTAATCTGGACCCGGAGAAAGATTTCCAGTTTTTCCGCACCCTCCACAGCTTGGCTTTCCAAGTTTTGGGTATGACCGCTGCCGAGGTACTGGGGGACAGGGGCCTCAAAAATTTTAGCAACGAGACTGGCGTTGACCTGTCTTCCGCAGGAAATGAGCACATTGCGGATGACGGTTTTGTGTTGCTAAAAAGCAACAACCCTATCATGCGTGCGATTGACCTTGCCCGGAACTCTCTCCAAGGTCCGCTATATGCGTACAACGAAACCGAGCTACCTATACCATTCTATGAATTTGAGCATCTGTACTCCGAGTACGCGCGCTTCAAAGCCGTCAATGGACTGAAAGATTTTACCGACATGATGGTCGAACTCTCCGAGAGGCCCGGAAGCATCCCGATTTTAAAGACCGTGTTTCTGGACGAGGCGCAGGATCTGACTCCGTTGCAGTGGAAAGTGGCGCATCACCTGAGTGACAGAAGCGACCGCATGTTCGTCGCAGGAGATGATGACCAGGGCATCTATCGCTGGGCGGGCGCGGACATTGACCGGTTCGTGACACTGGGCGGCGGCTCTGAAGTCCTCACTCAATCGTACCGAATACCGCGCAGCGTTCACCGGGTTGCAGATTCCGTGGTCCGCAGAATTCACAAGAGGCAGAAGAAGAACTGGTTGCCGAGAGAATTCGAGGGGAGCGTGCAACGCACTTACGACGAGACGGGCGTGTCGTTTGGCACGGACCAAGAGTGGTTGGTCCTGGCCCAGGCCAATTACATGCTGGATGATCTGGCTGCACACCTCAAATCAAGCGGGGATTTTTTTGAACGCCGGGGCGCTCCCTCGCTTAAACAAAACGTCCGTAACGCTATCGGATCTTGGAACTACCTCCAACAAAGACCCAACCATGAAGTGTCCTTAAAGGAAGCGGTTAACCTCTACGACCACATTTCCAGTGGTAGTGGCCGGTTAAAACGAGGCGCTAAGAAAATGCTGGGCGGTGCCGACGAACAAGACCTATTCTCGTTGGGCACGCTGCGGGCGCATTTTGGTTTAGAGGCACCCGACGCCACGTGGGACGTGGTGCTGGACCGCATAGACGATGAGGACCGGGCTTATGCGACGGCGCTGCTGAACCGGGGCGTGAACATTTTCCAAAAGCCTAAGATCCGACTGTCCACGATCCACGGTGCAAAAGGCGGGGAGTCGGATAACGTCCTACTGTTCACGGACCTGTCCGGTAAAGCCTTGAAAGAAATGGAAAAAAACCCCGACGACGCTCACCGCGTGCTATATGTTGGCGTTACGAGGACCAAGCAGAATCTGGTTTTGAAGATGCCAGAGGATTCGCAGAGGGGGTGGGCGATATGAGCCGCGTGCTTCTGCCAGTGAGACGGATGTTGGTGATCTTGGAGAGTCCGTATGCTGGAGATGTGGACACCAACCTAGAGTATGCCCGCGAGTGTCTGCTAGACAGCTTGTCGCGCGGGGAGTCGCCAATAGCCTTCCACCTTCTGTACACGCAGGTTTTAGATGATGACCTCCCCGTTCAACGCGCGCTTGGTCTGGAGGCGTCAGCCGAGTGGTACGGAAAGGCAAATGCCGTTGTCGCATACACCGACCTGGGAATTTCCCCCGGCATGGAGAAGGGCATCAGCCTAGCTGATAAGTTTTCAATTTTTGTCGAGTATAGGAAAATATGGAGCACTATTTAAATGCCTGCAAAAGAAGCCCTAGAAAAAGCCGCCGAACTCGTAGGCGGTGACCGCGCCGAAGCATACGGCGATATTTACCAGAACCATGAAAATATTTCCATGTTGTGGAACGGCTACCTTTACAACATTGATGAGTTAAGGCCCGAGGACGTGGCGAACATGATGGAATTGATGAAAATAGCGCGCCGAAAAACCGGCGTGTTTAAGGAAGACAACTACGTCGATGGCGCTGGGTACTCCGGGGTTGCCCTGGAGTGCCGAGAAAAAGAAAACAACCGGAAGGATTTTAAATGAGCTTCGACAAAACAGGTACGATTGATGAACTGGATGCGTGGCTGGCCGACGTTGAGTCAATCTTGGAAAAAAGGAAACAGGTGAGTGCCTTTGAGATAAACCGACATTGCGCGCATTGCAACAAAGAGGTGCGGATGGCAGGTGCGGAAAATCCCAACGACAAAGGAGAATATCACGGGGTGCTTTGTAACAGATGTTACAAATCTGAAGTAGAGGCACAAAAGCGAGACACCGCTTACGCTGATTACATGAACCAGAAATATGCCAAGCATATCAAGTACATGCAGGATCTGCGGGACGTTGGCGTGCTGGTGCTAGAGGATTACCGTGAAGACTAATTTGAAAAAACCCAGGTGGGGCGTGAAGACCGAGTGGGTTCCCGTCAGCCATCTGCCCGCGACACCCAGCGATATCAAGGAAATCGCGATAGACCTTGAGACTAAAGACCCACGGCTCAAGTCCCACGGTCCCGGTTGGCCTACGGGTCACGGCGACGTGGTAGGGTTTGCCGTTGCATACGACGGTTTTAACGCTTACCTGCCCATTGCTCACGAAGGCGGCGGCAACCTCGACCGTGGCATCGTTATGAAGTGGTTTCAGCGAGAAATTGCCAACCACCCATCCGACAAAATCTTTTACAATGCAGCCTATGACGCTGGCTGGCTGGGGCAGTTAGGCATAAAGCTGCAAGGCCGGATGCTCGACGCCATGCTGGCTGCACCTTTACTCAACGAGAACCGGTTCAGTTATTCGCTCAACGCCGTCGCATACGATTACCTGGGTCTGATGAAGAGCGAGGCCGCACTGCGGGAGGCCGCCCAGGAATTTGGCGTAGACCCCAAAGGCGAACTCTACAAATTGCCTGCATGTTTTGTTGGCGAATATGCAGAGGCGGACGCCAAACTGACGCTCGACCTCTGGCAGGTTTTCAAAGCCGAATTGACCAAGGAAGACCTTTGGCAAGTCTTTGAACTCGAAACGTCCGTTCTCCCGCTTTGTATTGAAATGACCCGACGCGGCATCCGGGTGGACCTCGACGCCGCCGAGCGCCTCAAGCAAGACCTCATCAAAGTTGTCCAGAATCTAAAGTCCGATATCAAAAAGGAAACGGGTCTGGAGTTTGAACTCTGGGCTGCGGCAAGCATTGCCAAGATTTTTGACCATCTGGACATACCCTATGGCCGAACCAAGACGGGGTTACCGTCTTTCACGAAGAACTTTCTGGCGCAGCATGAACACCCGATTGCTCAGAAGATTGCAGCCGCCCGCGAGAACGACAAGATAGGCAACACCTTCCTGTCCAGCATAACGCGGTACACGGAGAGGGGACGCATCCACGGTCATATCAACCAGTTACGATCCGAGGGCGGCGGCACGGTCAGCGGTAGAATTTCCATGTCCAACCCCAACCTCCAGCAGATTCCAGCCCGCAACCCCGAGATGTCAAAAAAGATACGCGGGCTGTTCCTGCCGGAAGAAGGAGAGAAGTGGGCGTCGATGGATTTTGACCAGCAGGAGCCACGCATACTGGTGCATTTTGCAAGCCTCACGGGCAAGCGCGGGTTGACCGGCTCCGACGATTTCGTGAAAGCATACCGAGAAGAGCCTAAAACGGACTTCCATGAAATGGTCGCAAGCATCGTTGGCGTGTCGCGGAAGCA